TAGAAGGTACGCTAACAACAGCACTTCAACCTAACATCACCTCAGTCAGCACATCATTCACTGGGTTGACATTCGCCGCAAACGGCAACATCACAATGAGCGGTACGTCATCGCAAATCTCAGGTGGTAACTTAGTAAGTGCGTCTTATATTAGTGGCAACGGCTCGTTGTTATCTGCATTGAATGCAAGCAACATTTCATCAGGTACTATCCCATCAAGTATCTTGGGTAACAGCACACATTATATTGGTACTACAGGTATTACTCTAAATCGTGCAAGTGCCGCGCAGGCATTAACTGGCATCACTAGCATTGATGGTTACGCTAGTACAGTCTCAACAGCGGCGCAACCTAACATTACATCAGTGGGTATATTAACTTCTGTCTCTGTGTCAGGTAACGCTAACGTTGCAAACATTAATGCAAACACTAACGCTTCATTTAGTGGATGGCTGACTTCACAGCAATCTACTGAAATTCTAGTTGCTTCAGGTGCATTGTCAAGCACTAGTGCAACATACAATTTGTTGACCGGAGCATCTTTTTATCACAGCAGTGTAACATCAGGTGCAAACTGGACTGCAAACTTCACAAACGTGCCAACGACTGACGGTAGGTCAATTGTCGTGACTATCATCGCAGTTCAAGGTGCTACACCTTATGTACCTAGCACAATTCAAATCGATGGTGTAACACAAACACTCAAGTGGTCATCAGGGAGTGCTCCTTCTGGGACTGCAAGTGGCGTTGACGTATTCTCGTTTGCTTTATTAAGAGCAGGTGGTGCTTGGGTGCAAATTTTAGGGTCTACTTCATTTTTCCTATAAATATAAACTATGGGACGTATTAACTCTATTCAAGGATTTGTGGGCTTATCATCAATTGTGGCATCAAGCCTTGAGCCTGAATATATAGGGGCATCAATGATTTTCGCTCAGCCTGCTGCACCGGCTGGTTGGATTAAAAACACAACTTATAATGATTACGCTTTAAGAGTAGTAAGTGGCACCGGTGGTGTTGCTACTTCATCCAATCAACCGTTTTCTACAGTAATGAGTACAAGTTCAGAATTATATTCACCTGAGAGCGGTGATTGGCCTGTAACAGCGCAAACCGCAACTATCAGTGTGGCGCAGATGGGGACTCATTCCCACTCATCGGGTGCAAGCGGTGGAGCGAGTTTACCGGGCTACACTACGGGTTGGCCTGGTTCGGGTCCCGGTTCCCCGTTCACTGGAATAGTGAACCCAGTTACTGCCTATCCAGCTGCTGCCGGTGGCTTGGCTGGTTCCGGCGGCGGTCATGCTCATACTTCCGGATCGGTTACTTCAATCACATACAGCAGTCCGTTCAACTTCAGCATTAAATACAAAGACGTACTCATAGCAAAATATCATTAATATGCAACCATCTATACCAAGTACATCAATTACAAAGTTTTTTATGGCGACCACGCCTGTAGGTTGGACTCAAATAACTTCAGGGGTTGACGACTGCATCCTTCGTGTAACGACAGGTACAGTTGGTTCAGGTGGTTCAACTCCCTTTAGTTCTGCATTTGTTAGTAAAACTGCATCGGGAACTAGAAGTCTTACAATAGCATCTGATAATTCAATTTCTAGTGCTGCTGGGCATTCACATAATACCAGTGCAAGACTAACATCAGGACCTGCATCTAGGGCAAGTGGACCAGCTTATGCGAAACCTCCTACGTTGACTGCTCCGAGGCAGACTCTTTATACTTGGCCTGGACCAACGTATGGACCAACTGGTGCAAGTACTAACCCGGCAGGCGGGGGACAGGGTCATACTCACTCTATATCAACACCTGCCTCATTAAACGGTCCTATAACCGGAGCAACTAGAGACTTTGCTATCAACTATGTTGATGTAATATTAGGTCAAAGGAATTAATATGGGAGCGTTTGTCAGAACCACTAAGACTTTTTTCAATCAAACTATAGCCCCGACTGGATGGGTCAAAGATACAGCTAGCCAAGATGATTACACATTATGTGTCACTTCAGGAACGACAGGTGGGATACTTCACGGTCTAAACCCTGCCACTACCGCGTTAGTCGATTCTACCTGGGATGCAACTATTACAGACGTTACTGGATCAGTTGTTCCTGCAGTGGCAGATTTACCATCACACCAACACACTTATAGCTACACAACTTCCATATCTAGTGGTTCCATTATGATTTCGTACCCAGCAAACCCGCTGGCAGGACAATATTTAGTTACTGGAATGGGTAGAACAACGTCAGGGGTGAGCACCGGCGACGGGGTACACAGTCACGGAATTCAAGTAGGATCAGGTACAGTAGTAGGTAATCCCACAGGCTTCGCTGTAAAATACATAGATTTCATTCTAGCATCTAAGGAATAATATGATAGAGAGTAACAGAGTTAGCATCATCGTTGACGATGGGGCAGTATACTTAGACTTGGACACTTACTTGCCGTTAGATTTTTCACAGTGCGGCATTCCTGAAGACGTTCATGCACTGCAATGGTTAAACAATGCAGGGCACATTGAATATCGAAGTCCATTTGTATCTAATGAGGATATATCTGAACTTCCTGAGTGGGCAATCAAGTGCATTGCAAAATGGGAAGAAGCATACCAAGCTGACCCCAACGTTTAAAATTATATGGGCAAGCCTCGTACTCAGTAAATAACTGAATAGAGAGGTTTATATGGAACTAAAGAGAAAGAATCTTTGCCCACTACTTAAAAAAGAATGCATCGGACTAGACTGTGCTTGGTTCGTAAAGATTGCAGGATACGATATCAACACAGGAAAACAAATTGATGATTGGAACTGCACTGTTTCATATCTTCCAATGTTACTAATCGAGAACTCGGGGATGCAACGTCAAACCGGTGCAGCAGTTGAAAGTTTCAGAAATGAAATGGTTAAGTCAACACAAGCATCTCAAGAATTATTTCTTGCAGTAGCGACAAATGATACCAAAGCACTGGAACGCAAGTTAACTCAAATCGAGGAAGTCAAAGACATTACGCCCAAGGATGCATCGAATGAATGAAATTATCAAAGAAAATAATTACATCCATATTCCCAATTTCATTAGCACAGAACGTGCTAACGAGTTAGCTAAAAAGTTCATCAAGTGTTGTGCAGAAAATGATTTAGATGGCGACAGTCAGATTCCAGAATCACATTCAGTTTATAACTACATTGATTTTCTAGAATTACTATGTGAAAAAACTCCTGAAGTCAGTAGGTTCTTAGGTGAGACCGTATTGCCTACTTATACTTACGCAAGAGTATATAAAAAAGGTGCAACACTAGAGCGACACCGTGACAGAGAAGCATGTGAGATTAGTCTCACCCTTCATCTTCGTAGTGACAATGACTGGCCAATCTATATTCAAAAGCCTAACGGTGAAGAAGTTCAACTAGATTTAGCTTCAGGGGATGCAATGATGTATCGAGGCAACATTGCCGACCACTGGCGAGATAGATTTGACGGCGAAGAATATGTTCAGGTCTTTTTGCACTATGTACGGAGCAGAGGGGATAACAACTGGGCATTCTTCGATAGAGATAGATTTAAACCTGAAGAACCAAAGTTGTTTATGGACAAGACACCTGCCATATCTGACGTAGAAACTATCCAAGAAAAACCTACAGCATACGCAAAGACATTGCAAGATTACATTCAAGTGTTTGATAATATCATCCCTGATGAATTGTGTGATGCTATACTGAAAGAGTATGCTCCCGACGGTGAGTGGACTCCTACTTATGTGGGTGAGGGCATCCTTGATAGGGATATCCGAAATGTTGATTCTATTCCTATCTCACGAAACGAAGTGATAGGTAGTAATTACACGAGGCGTCTATTAGACAACGAATTGTTTAAGGGTGCCGCTGAAGCGATTAAACGCTACAACGAGAAGTTCCCTGAAGCAAGAATTGAATCTGATTCAGGTTACGAGTTGCTTCGGTATCAAACTGGACAATTCTACAAACAACACACTGACAGCTATAAAGCACATCCTAGAGCAGTTTCCTGCTCATTTGCACTCAACGATGATTATGAGGGCGGGGAATGGGCTTTTTGGAATAGAGACCTAAAGCTAAAGACCAAAAAAGGCTCAGTAGTCTTGTTCCCTAGCAACTTCATGTATCCTCATGAAATATTACCCGTCGCTAACGGTACTAGATACAGCATCATTACTTGGTTTATCTAAATTCCCGTGTAGTGTTTGGTTATTTTTTGACTAAATACTAAATAATCGGGAATATAGAATGGCATTTACAAAATTAGAACCAAAAAGCGTAAACACTAGTGCAACATTTACGTTTGCCGATGCCAACATTACTGGCAATCTAGCTGTTAACGGTGAGACAAATTTAGGTTCTGCCGCAAACATCACAATTACAGGCGGTTCAGCGGGACAAGTACTATCCACTGACGGAACAGGTAACTTATCTTGGGCTGACGGTGGGGCAGGCGGCGACCAAGTTGTTGTTACTGGCTTCACTGGTATCACCCAAGATACATTCACTGGCGATGGTACTGAAATAGATTTCACTTTATCTACTACACCTGATAGTAGAGACTTCGTATTCGTCAACATTGACGGTATCACACAGCAACGCTCTGCATTTGACATTAGCGGTGATGTACTAACTTTCTCTGAGCCTCCATTTAGCGGTGAAATAATTGAAGTTACTACCTATCTTGCTAGAGGTTTAACTACTGCTGGAAGTAACACACAAGTCCAATACAATAACAATGGGGATTTAGCAGCTAGTTCAAACTTCACATTTAATTCTTCCACTGGTGTGTTGCAAGCATCATTCTTAAAGGGTGACGGTTATCAAATAGGTAACATTCGTGCTGCAAATATATACGGTGAAGTCCCAAGTTCACGTATGGCTGGTACTGTGTTTATGAATGCACAGCCTAATATCACTAGTGTCGGTAC